CGAGCCACATGGTGCGCTCGCCCTCCATGCCGAGCTGGCCGCTGCTGTAGTTCACCGCCTCGAGGTCGTTGCCGAGGGTGAAGTACGCGGTGCCCAAGGCGCCGGCGATGTCGCGCACGCAGTCCTTGATGAACTGGCCGTACTCGATGTTCGGGAAGTCGCTCTCGAAGGGCTGCGCAGTCATGCCCCACGGCAGCTGCTCCCACGTGCCGTCATGCAGGCTCTGGTACGCCTTGCCCTTGTCGTCGGTGCCGTCGGTGAGCGCGCCTTCGGCCGGCGGCTGCGCGTCGGAACTCAGCTGCAGCCAGCCGCCGCGCTTGGCGGCCTCGCGCGCCTTGTTCAGCCCGGCGCTGGCGAAGTCGGCCGCCTGGTACATGCGCTTGAGGGCGGTGCTCATCCACGGCACGCCGCGAAGCTGGCCGACCTGCTCGGGCAGCATGACGTGCAGCACGTCGTCGGCCGGCACGCGCACCAGGCGCTGCGCCGCACCGGCCCATTCGCCGACGCTGTCGATCGTCGAGTCGTCGCTGCGGAAGTGATAGGCGAGGACGCGGCCGTCGGCGTTGAACTCCACGCCCTGACGCACCTTGACGCCGGCGCCGCGGTCGGCGTTGAAGCTCACCGGGCAGGCGTCGGCCGGCAGGAGCTGCAGCTGCACGCCGTGCGGCCCGCGGCCGGGCAGGAAGCGCACGAAGTGCTCGCCATCGACCGCGACGTGACGCAGCACCAGGCGCTGGATCATCGGCCAGCTGTACCGCCCCGTGACGTCGCACGCGCCCTTGCGGCCGAAGGCAGTCCACCCGCGCTCGAGCCTGTCGTTGACGGCGGTCTTCATCTCACCGCTGGCGGTGCGCACGCGCGACTGGTAGCGCACGCCCCACTGGCCAAGCACGTTGCCGTGCACCATGCCGAGGAAGCGCTTCGCGTAACCGTTGTTGTCGGCGGCGTCGCGGCTGCGCGCGCGCACCGTCACGAGGCCGGCGGCCGTCTGCGCGTTGATGTGCAGGCCGTCGGCCTGCCAGGATGCGACGTCGCCGGTGGTGAGCGCCGCCAGGAGCGAGCGCCGCTGCTGGCCGGCGAGGTGCAGCACGCGGCGCGTCGCGGCGGTGGCGGCTTGCTGAGCGGCTTCGTCGGCCTGCGCGCGCGCGACAGCCTGCGGCACGAGGCCAATGGCAAGCGCAGCACGCTGCAGAAGGGTCGGCATGAGGCGAATGATCCATGCCGGCGCGGAACTTGGTCGGGCGCGATGTTCCGCCCGCTGGCGACGCTACATGCGCACGTAGAACGCCTTGCGCCCGCCGAGCCCGGCCTTGATGTTCTGCTCGACGCGCTCGCGCTCGACGTCGCGCTCGGCGTTGCGGATGGCCGTGATCAGCTCCTCGGGGCTGCGGTACGTCATGCTGCGCCCGTTGATGCTGTAGCTGCCGACGGCGAAGTTGCCGGACTGGATGTAGGTGTCGTAGGCCGCGCGCAGCGTGTCGAGGCGGCGCTGCGCCGGCAGGCGGCTGTCTGTACCCGCCGCGGCACCGAGGCCGGGCATGACCTGCGTCTGCCCGAAGAGGTCCGTCACCGGGTACTGCTCGGTGCCCTTGATGACCCACACCTGGCGTCCGTAGGCGCCAGCCACCCACGCGCCGGTCGTGGCGGCCGTGGACTGCAGGCGGTGCGCGTCGCCGTCGGCCACGCTGTCGATCGTGCGCACGGTGCCGCCGGCCAGTGGGTTGAGTACCAGCTTGAGCGACCAGCCCGCGCTCGCCGGGTAGTCGGTGAGCGTCTCGATGAGGTAGTCGAGCGTGGCGCCCGCGTAGATGGTGTCGAGTTGGGTGCTCATGTCTGTGTCTCTACTGGATGGTGACAGTGCGCGGCGGCCCGCCGGCTGTAACGCGCTGAGGACGCGACGGCGTGTTGCCTGTCAGCAAGGCGGGAACAGCAGATGCAATGGGTTCGAGATCAGCAGGCACATCGGGCGCCAGCGCATCGACATCCAGCGGGTGAGCGGAAACTTTCGCAACCAGGTCTTGTTGCGCAGCGACAGCTTCGGCTTGCAGCACCCACCACGGCGGCGGGCTGGCCGCATTCAACCTCGTGGGTCGCGACCAGGTGGGCGCGACCAGCTCGCCCCAAAAGCCAGCGCCCCAGAACCCATCCGACCATACCCCTGTCGCCCAGAAGCTCATGCCGGCCTCATCGGGTCGGCCGGCGTGCCGGCGCCCTGCAATTCGACGCCGTTAACCGCCTGCACGTCTGCGTCTACCCGCTCGGTCAGGCCGCGCGTCGGGTAGCCCCAGACCTGCGCCGCAGTAAGGGTCGAGCCACCGTCGCCGGTCACGATCGTCGCAGCGGCTGACGAGTTGATGAGCACCTGCGGGTTGCCGGTGTTCACCACTCGCGCCAGCGCGTCCGACAGGTTGCCCCCGGTGATGGCGGCCTGATAGGCCCCGGCGACGAACTCGATGGCCCACGTCGACAGCAGGTTGAGCGTGATGCCGGTCTGCACGCCGCCGCCGAGGTCGTCCTTGCCGGCTGCCGTGGCGATGCTGTCGTAGCAGATGCCACGCTCGCTGGCTTCAACTTCTCTGATCTGGTTCAGCAGCGACTGGATCAGCAGCGGCTGCGCATCGGCCTGCGGAACGCCGATGCGCTTCGCGGCGAAGTCGAACGTGAGCGCCATCAGCTAGACTCTACCGCCGACAACATCGTTACACACATGGGCGCATTCATAGACAGAACCGGCCAGCGATACGGGCGCCTCACGGTGCTTTCCAGGGACACGTCGAAGCGGCGGGTTCACTGGTTTTGCGCCTGCGAATGCGGGGGGAAACTGTCCGTGGACTCGGCGGCGCTGCGCGTCGGCAACACGACTTCCTGCGGCTGCTTCAAGCGCGAGCGGTCGGCCACGAACGGCGCCAACTTCACCCGGCATAAGGAAACGGGCACCGCGCTTCACCGGGCGTGGTTGAGCATGCGTCGGCGCTGCGGCAACGACCCTCACTACGTAGCCCGCGGCATCGCCGTCTGCAGCGAATGGGACAGCTACGAGGCGTTCGCCAACTGGGCGCGAGTGGCCGGCTGGCGCGAAGGCCTGACCATCGACCGCATCGACAACGCCCGTGGCTACGAGCCTCTTAACTGCCGCTTTGCGACGAAGGCCGAACAGGCGCGCAACCGAACCAGCACGCGGTTCACGGCCGATCAGGTGCGCGCCATCCGCGCCGACCTTGCCGGCTGGAAGAAGGGCGATCTCTCTGAATACGCGAGGCGTCACGGCCTGCATCCCAGGTACTTGCACCAGATCGTCACGCTGAAGCGGTGGGCAGACATCTAAGCTCACAGAAGAACGATTGAGTCCAAAGCCCTGATCGCTGCGATCGAGGCTCCAGTGCTTGTCACAGTGGCCGTGTTCTCGAACGGGATAATGGACTTCTTCCGCACGCGCGCCACGACATCGAAGTCGGCGGCATAGACCATCGCCGGGGAGACGATGTTCGCGCCGGCCGCGACGTTGTCGATGATCGGCACCCAGAGGCTGCCGGTCTGCCCGCTTGGGCTCGGGCTCACGCCGTTGAAGGTCGACCCGCTGCGGCTCGTGTAGGTGTAGCGCGTGTCGCCGATGCGCAGAACGTGCGCGCCTGTTGGGATGTCTGCCGCCGGGGTTCCGGAGACGGTGATCGACGAGGATGTCGTCGACGCGATGGTGAACTGGGTCTTGTTGATGACGCCAGCCGTCGCGCGGGCCACCAGCACCCGGTCGCCGGCCGCGACGCCCGTGACCGCCACCGTGAACTGCACAGGAGGCGTTCTGGTCTCGCCCGTGTTGTCGATCAGGCTGATGTTGTTAGGGTCGGAGACGTTGGTCAGCAGCACTCCACGCGCGCCGAAGAACTTACCGCCAGCGAAGGCGCCGAACGGCGCGACCTTGACCTCGGGGTAGGCGGCATTGGCCTTGCGGTAGAAGCGCCCCTCGGTGCTGTTGCCGGTGCCGATGGCCGAGGTGTTCTCGCGCCGGGTCAGGAACTTGAGGCGCCGGTAGACGGCCAGCACGTTGTTGCCGCCGCCGTCCACCGTGACGGTGTAGTTCTCCGGGGTGCCGTTGCCGTCGATGTCGGCGGTGGGGTTGTTGAAGTTGATCGTGACGCCCGTGACCGATCCACCGCTGCCGTCGTCGTTCGTGTCGGGCGCCGTCGCAATCGGAACCGGGTTTCGTCCGCCAGTCGCGCTGGCCTCGGCGACGAAGTGGTCATACAGGTCGGCGTTGCCGCTGGCGCTGTTGCGGGCGAAGACACCGACCGCGCGCGGGATTCCGTCCGTCGAGATGTTGGCGCCCGCCGCGACGACCTTGACCAGTTGGTCGATGTGGCCCGTCGTGTACCCCGGATGCGACGCGACGAGCGCGCCGTTCTGGTACAGGTACATGACCGCATCGGACTCGATGGTACCGAGCGTGTAAAAGTTCGCCCAGACATCGCGGTCGGTCGTCGCCTTCTGCACGACGATGGAGCCGCCGAACAACCACCCGAGGTCCGCGTCGGAGGCGAACGTCCACCCGTTGATTATGGTGTACTCGACCGGGGTCTGAGCCGACATCGGCACCGTCGAGTCGATGAAGGTCTCGTCGTCGACGAGGTCCATCAAGGCCGAATAGAGGCTGTTGACGGAGACGCGAGTCGTGCCGGTGTTGTGGCGAAGCTGCTTCAGCGACTCGTCGTACTGCCAGTCGGTGAGGGTGGGGATGTTGACCCATGCCATGGTGGGTGCTCCTTACGCGATGGGGTCTGGAATCTGGGCGATGAAGGCGAGGCCACCGGACTTGCTGATCTCGGTCTGCGCCTCGTAGGGGACGTACTTGGGCGCCTCGCTGGCTTTGCGCACGACCACCGTCACAAGCTGCGGATTGCTGAAGCACGACACCCCGGAGACGACGACATCGACAAGCCCCGAGCCGCTGGCGACGCCGGTCGCAAGCTCGGCGCCCGTGTCGCTGCGCGTGATCCGGTAGCGGCTGCCAGCGACGATGTTGCGCAGCGTGAGGTCGGCGAAGAACAGCGGATCGGTGGGCAGGCGATTGGCCCCAATGCCTCCCGCCCAGACGGCCTGCATCTTGCCCCGCGAAGACGGGGCGAACGAGCCGTATGGGGTTCCAAATGCCGCGCCCATCACGCATCAACCACGATGGGGTCCGGGCAGAGGAAGAAGACATCGTTCGGACCTGAGCCGGTGGCCGAGGTATAGAACGAGACGGTCATCAGCGTGTCTTGGGCGACCGAGGTCGGCGTGGTCAACTCGATCTTCTTCTTGGTGCAGGCGATGGAACCCCAAGTCGTCGAGGACCACGCCGCCGTCGATGCGTCGAGGTTGCCGCCGACGATCATGTCCATCGTGTTTACGTTGACGACCTGACCCGTGCCGGCGTCGATGTAGGTGACCGACATCCAAGTGTTCTGCTTGGACACCGGCCCGCCGTTGTCGGCGAGGAACGACTGCCGCACCAGCATCTCCAGCGTCACCTTCTTGGCGCCAGCAGTGTTCGGTGTGACCTTGAAGCAGCGAACGTCGAGGATGTTGTTGACGTTGGCACGCTCGGGCACGACGCGCCACGACCAACCCGTCGAGTTGGAGTCGTTGAAGACGGCGTTCAGCACCGGGTGGTTGCCGTCGTTGCGCGAGTCGACAAGGCCAGCGCGCTGCACCTTCACGGCGCCCATCTGCCTCGGTGTTCCACTTACCCCGTCGCAACCCAGCGCCTCGATTCGGTTGTCGAATGAGTTGGAGTTCGTAATAGAGGGCGTGAGATTCATGTCGTAGGGCCAGCTAAAGCCAGTAAAGATGAAGCCCCCCGTGTTGTTGAAGTTGGCTAAGGAAAACACCCGCGCGCTTGAGTTCGCTCCGGGGCCGCGAATCTGGCCGCCGTTCACGACGAGCCTAGAACCTTCCCCTGTCACGGCGAAGACCGTTGCCGTGCCTCCGGCCCAAACGCCGCCCGCAGGGATGACAACATCCAGTCCGTCGATTTGAAAAGATGCAAACGCTGCTGCACTTATCTGGGCGCCGCCGTGCCGGTTGCCCAACTTCAGCCTGATGTTTGAAGCGAAACATGCTCCGTTGGCGCTTTGCCCTAAAGCTCTAGGCCCCGTGCTCGTGAACGTCACCTTGGTGAAGTCGATCGACGCGTTGACAAGCCTCGCCCCAATGCCAAGGGAGACAAGGGCGGTCCCATTGGTGGCCGCAAAACGATTGTCGAAGGACAGCTTGTCCGCCGACTTGTCCTTGTGCATGAACGTGTTGAACGAAGCGATGCTGAACATCGGCGATGCCGTTGTGCATTCGATGATGACCGTGCCGTTCACTCCCGGCCAAATCGTGCCGTCGTCGAAGGCAAATACGATTGGGTCAGCGTTCGTCGCAGCCGCATTCCCGAAAGTGGTGTTCACGTTGTAGGTCAACGTGATGTCGCCGCCCGAGCTTGTCAGGCTGCGGATGTGGACGATATCCCCCGCTGATAGCGTGCCGAACGAAGGCGCCGTGCCGGTCAGGATCGTCTGCTGGTTCCACGCGCCGACGCCGCCGTTGCTGGTCGCCTCTGCGCTGCTGGTGCCGTCGCCGTTGAAGGCCGCACCGAGAATCAGGTAACGGTCAGCCACGTAGCACCCCCTCGGCCCAATCCGCGCTCACGACGCCCTGTTGCTCCAGCACCATCCCGAGCGCCTGCACGCCCGCCTGCGTGCGCGGATCGTCGAGGTCGATGCTGGTGCCGTCCGGCTCGGGCGTCGCAAGCTCCATCTTCTTGACCCACGCCTCGACCTGAAGCGACTGCTTCGCCATCGCAAGGATCGCCCCGTAGGCCGCGTCGCCGAGCAGTTCGACGAACTCCAGCTTGGTGACGCGCCGACGCCCTCCGTAGACGGCCTGAAGGGGCGGAGGCTCGTCGATGTCAACGTGGTCGTACTGGTCGAGCGGAAACTCGTCGAGGCGCGCCAAGACGACGCTGGCGTAGCGCGTGATCTCGACCCCGTTCGACTTGCTGCGGACGCTGTAGACCGGCATTGGTTACCTCAGGATCGGGGGAAGGTGGTAGCGCGTGCGCTCGGACTCATAAGCCCTGCGGCAGTGGTCCTCCTGCCAGAAGAACAGCGCGTCGACCAGCGCGGCCAGTACGGTGCCGGCGGGCTCGCCTTTCAGGTGCAGGCGCCACAGCCGCGACGAGGTCGACTCGTCAGGGTAGCCGCCGAGCAGCGTGTTCAGGAGCTGGGTGAGCGAGATGAAAATGTGCCAGATGTAGGCTCGCACGGCTGGCCTCCTGTGTCGTCATGGCGCTGCTGCCCGGCGATCGCCGCGAGCAGCCGCGCCACCGTTTCCTCTTGGCGCCGATGCCGGTCGGCGGCTGATTCCGGCTCGGCACAGGTGAGAACTCTGGATCACGGGCCTTCCTTTCCGGCGAGCATGGCGGTCTTGCGCGACGACCCTTCGCTGCTGCCCATCCAGTAGTCGCGCACGCCGTTCCAGCCGGCGATGACCATCAGCGTGACGACTGCGCCGCGCAGCTCTGGCGTCAGCGTGTCCCACACCGACACGACGAACCAACCGGCGAAGGCGACGAAGCCAAGGCTCAGGACGTGGATGAACTTCGCGCGCACCCACGGCGTGTCGATCAACAGCGGGTCGCCGGCGTTGAACGCGCGCGCCGACTGGATCGCCGCCTGATCCAGCGCGTGAATGCGCTCGAGCAGCGGCAGCAGCGCGTCCACCCGGTCCACCGCCGCGCGCTCGATCTGATCGCGCAGGTCCGGGTCGGCCTTCGCCGCGGCCACCGCCTCCACCGGGTCCGACTTCCCAGTGATAGCTTTCGCCGCCTCGAGCACGCCCGTGGCGACCTGCGCGGCCGCCTCGGCGCTTGTGTGCTTGCCCATGCGCTCGGTGATCTTCTCCTTGACGACCGGCGAGAAGATGTCGATCAAGGCCCCGGCCAGCGGGATCAGCAACGGTGCCATCGGCTTGTCCTCCTTCGGGCCTGCCGGCCCCATCTGCCCGCCGTGCTCGGCGTACACGCGCCGCACCTCGGCCATCGTCTTCGTCGGCTGGCCGTATGGCGAGCCGGGAAGCGACGCCCACTCGCGCGCGCACTTCCTGGCCACCGCGTCGAGGTCGCCGCGCACCAGGTCCATCAGCGCGCCGCGGCCGTCGATCAGCGCCACCGCGGCCAAGTCTTGATTGGCCGGGCTGAAGTCCTCGAAGCCGTAGCGCTTCACCAGGCCGTCCCACGTGCGCGACAGGAACTGGTAGGCGCCGGCGGCCGTGCTCGTCAGCGTGCCGCCCTTCTTGAGTCGGAACGTCTGCGCGCGGCGAGGATGGTCAGCCCACGAATCGAACAGCGCGCCGCCGAACATCCGCCGATAGCCGGCCTCGTCCGCCGTGCCCTCGCAGAATCGCAGCACGCGCAGGAACGCCTGCACGTTGGCGTTGTCGAGGAACTGGCGGAAGCGCTCGATGCTCACCACTCACTCTCCGGTGTGCAAAGCGTGCGCAGGATGCGATCGCAGGCGCGCATCTCATGCCGCGTCATGTCGCGCCAGCGATCGCCCTTCGGCTGTATCTGAGCCAAGGCGATCTCGGGCACGTAGTCGATACCGTCCACCTCGAGGTCGAGCACCTTCGGCGGCGCCTCTAGCCGCTGCTCGACGCCCCACAGCTTGGCGCCGCCCTTGTGGGAGTGCCACCAAAGCCGCGTTGCGTAGAGGGCCGACGACACGGCTACTCGTCCTTGCCGCGCTTGCCGGAAATGGCGCGCGCCTGCGCGTCCAGCCGCGCCTCAATGCCCGTCAGCCTGCGGTCAAGCGAGTCGGAGAATCGTTCGTGGTCGCTGCGCCGCCAGCGGTCATCCACCGTTGCCTCGAACTTGCCTTCCAGCTTTCCGACCGCGGTGGTCATCGTGGCGAGCTGCGTCTGCATGACAGCCATCGCCGAGCGCATCTGCACCAGCTCCAGCCCCGCCCACGCGACCAGTGCGATCGCCATGACGCGCACGATCTGGATCACCTGATCCGTCAGCACGAACCCGGCCGATGCTGCAGCGTGGACCACTTTTTGCCATGCCTCGTCGATCATGCGTCGCCACCAAAGCCAAGCCCACGCGAAGGCCGGTGCCGCTCGCGCGAGTGCGGCGAGCATGCCAGCCGGCCCGGAACTGCGCCGGCGCGGTTGTTCCGCTACGCGCCGGCGGAGCGCAGCTCATACACCACCTTGCGCACCCAGCGGTCGGACACGCCAAGGCGCTCGGCGATCTGGCGGTTCGTCAGGCCGGACTCGGACAACTCGAGGATGCGCGCCTTCGTCGGCACGTACTGCACGCGGCTGATGTGGTGAACCGCGCCGCCGACGCTGCGCCGCAGGCTGTGCTCGGCGTCGTACAGCGCGTTCTGCAGCGCATCAGGCTGCACGCCCGTGGCTTCGATGTGCTCGCGCACGACGCGCAGGATGAGCGCCAGGACGTCCACGGCCTACCGCCTGATGCGTACAGAGGCCCGCAGGCGAGCCAGCTCGGACGTGTTGAGCGTCGTGCGCGCCGGGCGGGCGGCGGCGTCAGGCCGGCGTTGCTGATCTGACGGCGCGGCGGCAGGAGGTGCCGTCGGCTGGTCGAACAGGTCCGCTACCACCGGCTCTACGCGCTGCTGCAGGCGCGACCAGTCCGGCTCGCGCCACCTCTCCATGCCAAGCCGGTGCGCGGCCGCAAGCGCGTAGACGGCGCAGTCCAGGGCCTCGTTGCGCCGGCCCGCGGCTTTGATCCACTCGAGGCGCGGCCGGCCCTTGACGTAGCGCGTCACCATGCGCTCGGCTGTCAACTGGTCGAACACCTCGTCCGGCAGATGCTTGCTCAGGTGCACGTAGCCGGCGCCGGGCGACTCGTTGCGCATCCGGCCGTAGATTTCCGACTTCGCCGTGTCGGTGCCAACCGGCCACAGCTTGACGCCGCGGCGAATCTTCTCGCCTCGGAAGTTGACGTCCTGATCGGTCGGCTTTCCGATGACTGACTTGCCGGCCTGACTCATGCCCTTGACAGCAATCACGCCGGCGTGCTGGTGCGTTCGCACGTACTGGTAGACGGCGTGCGTGTGATGGCCCCCGGTGTCGATTGCAGCGCACATGATCTGCACCGGCCGGCCACTGGCTTGCAAGATCGGCGTGCGCCGGTACTCGGTCAGCGCGGCCCACGGGCTGCCGGCATCGGCCTCGCCCATCGCCGGGTCGCCGTAGATGACATGTCGGTCAACAAGCTGGCGCTCCCAACCGCGCCCCCACGCCCAGACGTAAGCCTCGAGGCGGTCGCCCTGCACGTCCACGCCCATCGTGCACACGTACAGCCCCGACAGCACCCGGCGCAGCGGCCAGTCGCCGGCGCGCTTGCGCAGTTGGTGCTGCTCGAGCTTGTCGCCGGACTCCTCGAACGTCTCCGCCAGGCGCGTGTTGATGAAGACGCGCAGCAGCGACTGGTCGCCCGAGCGCGCGGCGGCGAGCGCGGTGTGCCACTCCTCTACCAGCGTCTTCCACGACAGCCAGCCAAGCGGCGAATACAGCGACGACAGATGGAAGCCGCGCACGCGCCCCCCCTGCGCGCCCGGGTTCTGCGCCACCCACCGGCCGCCGGCCAGCATGCGCGGCTTGTGGTGCTCGCGGATTTCGGCGCCGCAGCCGCGGCACACGTAGCGCACCGTCTCGGGCAGCGGCTTGCCGTCGTCGTCGCGGTCCCACTTGATCCCGTGCGGCTTGTCGGCGCCCCACTCGAGGTGCTGGTGCTCGCCGCAGTGCGGGCACGGCACCTCGTAGCGGCACCGATCGCTTGCCAAGTACGCCGCCTCGATGCGGCTGTAGTCCTTCGTGGTCGGCGTGCTGGTCTTCAGCCGCTTGCGCCTGGCGAACGTCGTCTGCCGCGCCTCGGCGAGCTTGATCGGGTCGCCCTCGCCGTCCACGTCCAGCGGGTAGCCGTCGATCTCGTCGAGGAACAGGTCGCGCACCGGCATCGACCGCAGGCCGGCCGCGCTGTTGGCGCCGGCGATCGCCATGAAGCCACCCGGGAACTCCTTCAGCAACGTCGTGTTGGCCTCGTCGCGGCTGCGGTTCTCCTTGACCTTCAGGCGCAGCCGCGGCGACTCCTCGATCATCGGCGTGAGGCGCTGCCGGCTGTAGCGCTTCGCCATGTCGATCGTCGGCTGCACGATCATCACCGGCCCCGGGTTCGTGTCGGCCAGGTAGCCGAGCCAGTTGCTTCCGATCGTCGTCTTCGACGTCTGCGCGCCCCACATGAGCACGACCTCCTCGACGTCCGACATCTGGCTCAGGCAGTCCATCGGCTCGCGCGCGTAGGGCGTGCGCTCGGCCCGGTACGGCCCCGGCTCGCTGGAATCCTTGCCGGAAAGGATGCGGTACTGCTCGGCCCACTCGGTTACCGTGAGCAGCAGCGGCGGCGCAAGCATCAGCCGCCGCGACGGCCTGAAGATCAGGTCACGCGGATGCTGAAGGCGCTCGAGGACCGCGCTCAATCCGCCTCCGACAGCATGCGCAGCGCGTCGGTGATACCTTGCTGCAGGATGCGCGACATCTCCGCGGCGCCTCCGGCCGCCACCAGCAACGGCACCAGACGCGCCGGCAGTTGCAGGAACGCCTCGCGCACCATCGCGTGCTCCCGATCGCGCTCGGACTTCACCGCGTCGGCTCGCACCAGCACCCGCTGCAGCTCGGCCAGCTTGAGCTCGGCAAGGTCGGCCTCCGCGATTTCGCGCCGCGTGCGCGCCTCGTCGTGCGTCTCCTCGAGCGATGGCGCCCCCGCTGCGCGCGCCGGCGCCGGATCGTGCTGCGGCGGCGTCGGCTTGCGCTTGGCGATGTTCAGACGCGACCGGCGCCACTCCACCGCGGCGTCGATGCTGTGCACCGGCATGCCGAGCTTCTTGAGCTTGGTCACCGCCGGCGCCGAGATGCTCAACGCCCGCGCCAGCGCAGCCTGCGATGGTGACTCGACCAGATCGTTAACCATAGGCGTTAACCATTAACCGGCGTTAACCACTAGCGAAACCGCGGGGTTTCAACTACC